TTAAGGATTGACGGCGGACTTTCTTCTTGACGAAGAGCCTCATATGATACTTGAGGACTTGATTGTTTAGGTTGAGTTTTAAGATCTCCATCTTTTAAGTGAGTTTTAGAACAAACCATGAGTAATATGTAATTATCCTGTGCCTTTATCACGCAAGGTGGGCTTATAATTATAGGCCCCAGCAATGTTGCTCATGCTACGCTGAATCGCATGAACGATAGTTACAACACTGCATCCGCACAGACACAAGCGCTTCGCTTGTGAGTTTGACATTTAATGATCGAGATGGCCAGAGGACGATACTGAACCACTTTATTGAGGTTTAAATGAATAAACGAACCTCCATTAGTTTATTGTCATTTCGGACATATGCATCGCATCGCTGATTACCGCCTAAAGATAAAATATCTCAACGCTAGATAGGGTATAACAAAAAAGCTAGCCTCTGTAGCGAAAGCGAAAATTAGAAGGATTGATTTAGTAAGAAACTGGGTAATCACAAAATTCAATATCTCTATAAACACGAAGTTGTGCAATCTACCACACAGTTTAGCCATATAAAATGAACTCAAAATAGCTGAAGAACCACGTGGTACGATTAACTCTCTAACTTTGGGTGATAAGAGACGAACAAACATTATATGCATAGCATATTGTTGAAAAGAATCGTACGCTGATGCATAAAACACCCATGTATGAGCATCTTCTAGTGGAACATTCTTACTCTGTACAGTCCAGGATTCATCGTCCAAATTGAACACTTGCCGATATGATTTGCACTTCTTGGAACGATTAATGAAGTCACTGCACAGATCAGAGTAAGTTGGAAAAGTAGAATCTTGAACCCACAATTTCCACCCCAAATGTTTCACTAAATCTTTCAAGAGATAAAGTTTTTCATTATAAATATCTTCCCCGTACCAAAAGTACTCTCTCAAAGCACTTGATATAACATCAATTCCTTGAACTTCCTCCGTGACAGCTTTGGAGCGAGTCCAAACCATAAGAGATTTTTCAATAGATTCCTCCTCCAAAGGCGCAACGAAGCACTTAAGATCATCATCCATCCTCCAAGTTCTTTTCAAAAAGGAAGCATCTTCAATATTAATGAATGGTACACTCTCTGATTCCTTATCGGCCATCGTATAAACAATGTTCAATGTGGCAAAGGTTTCCGATATGGAGCTATGGTTAAACCAATCACACTCCCGTGAAACCGACATTATATTATCGTCACCATAGGTCATTAAATTGACATTTTTCTTAAAAGTAGA